TTAAAGAAGGAATTTGACAAAAAACTTAAAGTTGAACAGGAAAAAACCGAGAGTGCTCGAAAGAAAGCGGAAAAATATAGCGAAATTATTCTCAGTTACAAAATGGCTAATTTTGCATTAGAAGCCGGAGTATTACCAGAAGCGCTGGAGGACATTAGTTTACGTGCTAAAGGCATGTTCACGTTAAACAATGATGGCGAGGCTGTCGCAATTGGACAAGGAGGTGAGCCATTACTTGGGAAAGACGGTATAACTCCGTTAACACCTCACGAATGGATTGAATCATTGAAAAAAAACGCAGCTCATTTATTCCTACGTGCCAATGGAAAGGAAGAGAAAACAAATTAAATGGAACTGATTGATTTCGTTCGAAAATAACTAGATTAAGAAAGTATAAATATATCTAAAAATATGTCAGTAAGCATAATTAAAANTACAAAAACAATAACGGAAAGCTAAATAATCNCAATGACTATAAACANCAGTTTAATCATTTATGATGATTTGGTGCATTATGCTTTTTTAGATTAAAGCTAAGATAATCATAAAATTTTAAATGTCACATTCAATAGTGCAATTAAAAAGTAGAAATGTTAGCCATCACTGATATTAATTATATTTTTCTGATACTTATTTACAACGAATTATTTAGATATTCATGATTTGAATAAGGAAATTTTCTTAACACTTTCTTTATAAATGGGGTGCGTTTAAAACATTATCGGTTATAAAACAATAATCATATGAACGTTTAATGATTATTTGGTCAAATCAGAAAAAAATGTTTCTGTCGATTCTCTGTTTAGACTGACCGACAAATGCAAATAATACTTGGCTGTAGCGAGTTAGATAATGTGATGTAGCAAAATAGCTATAGAACGGATGGTTATCTAATAAATCAGAGGTAAATGGGTGTCAATTAGTCCGTGAGCTTGTGATTTTATCACAAAATAGTTACAACCATATTGGTCGTCCAATGAAATATAAAAACAGTAGTATTAGGAAATTGATAGCGAGCAAGGCTTCTATCTAGCAAACACAATAGTAGATTTTACTTATATGAGATAGGTTAAAACATGACATCTAAAAACAAAACAATTGATAGTAATGTAGCGGGTTTATACATCGCTCGTGAGGAAAGCCTCAAGATTTTGCCTGATAATCCAGTTTGGCACGGTATTGAGGTTAATAGCTATAGTGATATGGGCGGTTCGACAACTTTGTTGCAACGAGAAACAATCAATCCATCACGTCAAAATCAAAAAGGAAAAATAGTTGATTTGGATGCTAATGCTGGGTTTACGCTAGATTTTACAAAAAATATTCTCACTTACCTAATGCAAGGCTTCATGTTTGCTGATGCTAGGGAAAAATTTACGACTAAACCGCTGGATGGTGTGCAAAACAAGGTAATCAGTATTGAAACTGACAGCTATAACCTTGAGTTAGCGAATACTACTCCATTAATTAAAGACACGTTGATTTTAGTGTCTGGTTGTAATAAATATCAAAACAACGGGCTTAAGAGGGTTTTGGACGCAACAGCAAAAAAAATAACTGTTAATAGTGCTTTAGTCGAAGATGTATCAGTTAATGATAATGCAAAAATAACCGCAGTTGGTTTTAAATTTCAGGCTGGCGAATGTTCAATTGTGGCGAACAATGGTGGATATCCGTCATTAGTTACCACAAAAACCAATCTACGTGACCTTAATCTTACGTTAGGTGAATGGATTTTCCTAGGTGGTGATATCAGTAACTCTTCATTCAGCAACAATATGGGGTGGGCGCGTATAACTGCTATTTCAGATCATTCATTAACGTTCGATGATACTGATTTCAAACCAACTGATGAAACAAATAAGAATGTTGAATTACATATATTTTTTGGAACCGTAATCAAAAATGAAGACCAGCAAGAATTAATTAAAAAACGGTCTTATTGTATTGAACGTACACTCGGTGATGATGGTAATGGATTGCAAGCTCAGTATGTTACAGGCGCAGTAGCAAACGAAATTAAATTTAATCTATCAACAGCAAATTACATTACCTGTGATTTAAGCTATGTTGCATGTAGCTCATTAACTAAAAAGGGTGGTGAACGGTTAAGCGGAGTACGATTAGCGGAAGATAAAAGCGAAGCTTATAACACAAGCTCAAATATTTACCGTCAAAAATTGAGTGTGATTGATAATGCATCATCAACACCAAAGGCTTTATTTGCGTATGTTACCGACTCTAATTTATCTATTAGTAATGGTGTTACAGGCATTAAAGCGCTTGGCATTCTTGGTAGTTTTGATGTGTCGGTGGGTAATTTTAATGTAACGGGTTCATTAACTGCGTTCTTCTCATCAGTGGAAGCTATAGAGGCTATCCGAAGTAATGCTGATATCGGTTTTTCCACTATTTTAGCTTCAAACAATGCAGGAGCTATTTTTGATATCCCATTACTTGCATTGAGTGGTGGTATACCAAACGTTGAAAAGGATCAAAAAATCACAATCCCACTCGAAAAAACAGGTGCACAAAACAAGCATGGTTACACGATGATGTATCAATCGTTTGAATATTTACCTGACATTGCTATGCCTATGACTAACGACTAATAATATAACCAAGCCTCAATTGAGGCTTTTTAATTGGAGAAAACTAATGAGTTTATTTGAGCAATTTGAAACAGACAAAACTAAAGAGCAAGATGGTGTGCCAGTAGAATATGCCCCTAATACAGATGGAACAATTCCAGTATTTTATCTTGCCCGGATCGGTGGCGCGAACTCTAAATATTCTTTGTTAATTAAAAAATTGACAAAACAATATAAACGACAAATTCAACTGGATTCGCTACCTGATGAAAAATTAATGGAAATTTCAATTCAAGCTTTTTCTGAAGGCGCATTGCGTGGTTGGGAAAATATTCAGGATCGGGATCATAAAAATATACCATTTTCTGTTGAGAATGCTCGTAATTTATTTAAGCAGTTGCCCGATTTATTTGCTGATCTGATATCTCAGGCAAATGATATTGAATTGTTTAAATTAGCTCAAATTGAGAAAGATACAAAAAACTAATTGCTGTCCTTGAATATCAGCTGGACATGGGCGGTAAGGACGAGGATTTAATCCGGATGGCTCAGCAAATGGGTCAACCGATTCCTGATAAAGTAAAAAACAAACCTCAATTAAACGATGATTTATATTTTTATTATCAGGCATTCCTCGATTTAGATACAACGCGTACTCATAATATGTCGCCAACACCAATATCGTGGTTGGCGATTATTGAGTATGCACGGTTTCACCAACTCCATGATGAAGATACACATGAACTGGTTCAAATAATTAGAGCAATGGATCGAGTCAATTTAAAACATGTCGAAAAAGCGTTCAAGGACAAAACTAATGCAATTAAATAATATTTCAAAATCTATTGAGAAAGAAATTGAGAGCCACTTAAATTGTCTGACCATTAGGGAGACATTGGCGGTTTTTAATGAACGAGAGACTATTAATCCAGTGGATATCTCAAGCGCCATGTCTAACTGGCAGGTCTTTAAGAATGGACGGTTAAACAAACCGAACAAAATATTTTACCAAGGGTATAGAAGATCAACTCGCCACCTCAAAAAAATGACAAAAGTTAACTTAGCACAGAGCATGCTCAAAAATAGAAGGGAAAGCGATACTATCTATATACAGAATAATGCGCAACATTTTAAAGATTTGGACGAGGGCAACTATCAGCAGTTTGCAGGCGATTTTGTTCCAAAGGCATTAATCATTTTTAGAAGTGAATTGAGGAGCTAATATGTCAAGCGAATCTAGGGTTATCACTGTATCAGATAACATCGCAAGTTCAATACCAAAAAAACTGAATAATATTGCTGCAGCCGCAGAACGAGCTCGTAAAAATCTGGATTTAATGAAGAAAATTTTAAAAAGTTTTAATGACGATCCATTAAGACACTATATTAAATCAATTTCTAATCTTACTGATTCGGTAAAATCGGCAGCCAGTGGCTCTGCAACATTTTCTAAATCGCTGAACGATAAAAATACAATACTCAAACAAACCTTAACAACAATTTCCTCTTATATTAATCAACTTAAAAATATTCATGCATACATTATGGATGTCAATAAAGCGACAATTGACACAACAAATAATCAGTATAGATTTGTTGGACAGATCAACGCCTCATATTCTAATGCAGAAAATTTTGTTCGAGTTCTAAAAAAATTAGTTGGATGTTTGGGGTTTAAAGTATTTGAAACAACTACAGCATCATTGACTGAATATAAAGCACAATTGGATGGTGCAGCCGATTCAGCGGAAAAAAACTATGCCGTTATGCAGCGATTGACAGAGTTAGCAAAAGGGACACCAAGTTTCGAACAAACTTCGGAAAGTTCTCTATCTAATTCTAATGCAATAAAGGAGTTGGGATATAGCACAAATCAGCAGTTAGTGTATACAGAGGCATTAAATAATGCGCTCATAGCATCATCAATTAAAAGTAACCTTGTAACGGGCGATATGTATGCACTGCAAAAAGCCATGATTCTCAGTAAATTATCGGGAATAGAATTGACCACAGTTATGGAAAACAGTGGTTATATTATAGAAATATTGGCTAAACAATTAGATGCCATAAAAGATCAATTATTAGAGACAGGAAAACAAGGGCAAATAATGGCAAATGTTATTATGCAGGCTTTACAGAATAATAACATGTCACAGCAAAATACTCAGGAAATACCTAACAAAATTTTAGAGGCATTCGAAAATCTGAAATCAGGTATTCAGGGATATATTTCTGAAAGAGATAATGTAAATGGTGCCAACAATACAATCGCTGAATCCATTTCATGGCTATCTGAAAACTCGAAAAATGCTGCATCAGATTTAATTATGTTGGGAGCTAGTTATGTTGCAACTACATTATATAACACGTTATTTGCCGACTCTATAGAAAATGCAATCACAGGTCCTATTTTATGGCTTTCTAAAAATTTGGAAAATGCAGCATCCGCTTTAACTGTCCTTGGTGTTGGTTACATGGCGGCAACGGTATATAACGCTTTATTTGTTAAATCTGTAGAGATGGGTAATAGCACGGTGACGAAAGCTACTGCAATGGTAATGCGATTAAATATGGCATTGCTAGCTAACCCAATTGGTCTAATAATTGTTGCAATTAGTGCAGTTATTGCTGCACTGGTATTATTCTCCGATGAAATCAAATTGACGGAAGACGGTGCAATATCATTAAAAGATGTTGCTATTACTGTTTGGGATGATATAAAGAAAGGTATTTCAAGTGCGATTGAAGTAATTAAGAAAGTATGGAACATATTAACCAATACAATTGATGAATATTTAGGTGGATTAGGGCTCACTTTTTCTGATGTTTTTAATGGAATTTTAGGTGTTGTTAAATCAGCCTGCAACATAATTATTAAATTAATAATGATGGCAGGTGCAAATTTTTCGTTTGTGTTTAATAATTTTGGCGCGGCGTGGGAAATTGTTTGGACAAAAATGAAAAATTTTGCTAAGAAAATAATGGAGGACGTCCTAAATTATTGGCAACGGTTCTTTCGGGGCCTAGCAGAGCTGATATCGTTTGTAAATCCAAAGCTTGCTAAATCAATAAACGATACATTGGATTCATTGACAATAAATTTCGACAAAGCTGAAATAAGTGAAAGTGCTAAAAATCAACTTAAGGAAGGCTGGCAGAAACTCAAAGACCAGTACAAAAACATAATTGAAACCGATCAAATCGGAAATTTTTATAGTGATATTATATTTAGCGCCGGGAAAAGAAAAAAAGGTAATGGAACTAATGAACCATCTGGACCAGGATCAAATGGAACAGGCGACAAC